AAAAGAAGGTAATGCATATGCAAACGCAGTCCGAGAAGCAAAAATGGATGGCGAGAAGAAAGGCGACAAAGTAATGGGTCCTGATGGTAAAGAGATTACAATTGAAACTGTTACAGACTACGTGCTTTCAATGTATGACAGAGAAACAGGGCAATTTCCAAAGGGCGAAACAGCAGTGCTAACAGCAGTTGAAAAAGATTTTGGTGAGAGCTTTATTAATCCAGCAAAACAGTTTATTGAAGCTATTAATGCTAAATTTGAAGAGTACAACGGATATAAAGATCCAGAGTTGATGGACAATGAAGAATTTACCCTTGAAGGTTTCTTATCTAACTTAGATGAAAAATTAAAAAAAGGTGACGAAGAAATGCTGTTAGCATTATACAATACCTATAAAGATAATCCTATGATTCCAAAAAAATATAGGGACTTAATGGGTAGAGTAAAAGACGAATTGAGCAATAAAGCGGCAGCCAAAAGAGATGCTGGTAAGGTTGCTGATAAGTCAGCTGACGACAAACTAGATGCATTTGGTGGTCCAGGCCCAGATATAAAACCAACAAAACCAACAAAACCAACAAAATCAATGCCTGATGATCCAGCCAAACCACAAGCCGATCCAGAAGCACCTAGTTTACCAAAAAAATCGTTTCAACCAGATTATGACAGCAGTGGAAGCGAAGTAACTGGTAAGTATGGTATGCAGAGCACAGCATATGACCCAAACTACAATGGTCCTGAAGGATATCTAAATGATGCTGATGCAATTGAAGGACTTATGAGTTCTAGTTCTTTATCATCAGAAGAAGATCAATGGTTGAATATGGCTTACGTAAAATATAATATTACAAGAGACAATTTAGGACAGGTACTTCAAAAGATACGAAAAGATGTAGCTCGCAAGGCTGCTGCTGATGTATCATCTTTTGATAAGAGTCAGGAATCAGTAGAACTAGAAAATATTAGGCAACTAGCAGGAATATAAAATAATTTCAAGAATTTAGCAGAAAAAGGTTGACTTCTGCTATATAATTGTGTAGTATGTATAACATGTGCTACATAAACAGGCACAAAGCTAAAGGCAATTAAAGGAGGCATATTATGGCATCATTAGCTGAAATTAGAGCAAAGCTCAAAGAGCAAGAATCACGACAAGGTGGTTCAAACACAGGCGGCGGCGACAACGCAATTTACCCATTCTGGAATATTAAAGAAGGCGAGAGTGCAACACTCCGATTCCTTCCTGATGGAGATGATTCAAACACATTCTTTTGGAAAGAACGTTTGATGATTAAACTTCCGTTTTCCGGAATCAAAGGACAGACTGATAGTCGTCCTGTACAAGTGCAAATTCCATGTATGGAAATGTATGGCGAGTCATGTAACATCCTTAATGAAGTTAGGGGTTGGTTTAAAGATCCTAGTCTAGAAGACATGGGTCGCAAATATTGGAAAAAGCGTTCTTATCTTTTCCAAGGTTTTGTAGTAGACAATCCTTTATCAGAGGATACTACTCCAGAAAATCCGATTAGACGTTTTATAATTGGTCCACAAATTTTCCAAATTATTAAACAGGCACTAATGGATCCTGATATGGAAGAACTGCCAACAGATTATACTGCTGGTGTTGATTTCCGTCTTAACAAAACAAGTAAAGGTGGTTACGCAGATTACAGTACTTCCAATTGGGCACGTAGAGAGCGTCCGCTTGGTGATTCAGAAATGAATGCTGTAAATACAAACGGGTTGTTCAATCTGAGCGACTTTCTTCCTAAGAAACCTTCCGACGTTGAAGTCAAGGTTATGCAGGAAATGTTTGAAGCAAGTGTTGACGGAGAAGCATATGATGAAGAAAGATTTTCACAGTACTTCCGTCCAGCAGGCATGAGTGCTAGAACTGGTGATCCTAATACATCATCATCAAACGGCACTGCCACTTCAAGAACTGAAGAAACTCCAGCACCAGCTCCGGTAGCAGAAACTGCACCAGCTGAGACTGCTCCTGCTCCACAAGCAGAAGCACCTGCGGCACAATCAACAGAAACTGAAGGTAAAGCAGAAGACATTCTTGCAATGATTAGAGCAAGACAAAGTCAATAAACTAATCAAGCCCAGTGCTAAATCAGAACAGAGATTCATTGTTTACATGTCAAAATTCTAAATGCACTGGGCAACTTTAACAAGGAGACAAGTATGGCAAAAGCATTTGATCCGAGCAAGTTTCGGACACAATTAACTAAATCCATTACAGGAATGAGTGCAGGATTTAATGATCCTACTGACTGGATTTCAACAGGTAACTATGCACTCAATTATCTTATATCAGGCGACTTTTATAAAGGTGTGCCTATGGGCAAGGTAACAGTGTTTGCCGGAGAATCAGGCGCTGGTAAATCATATATTTGTGCAGGCAATATTGTAAAACATGCACAGGACCAAGGTATATTTGTAGTTCTTATTGACTCTGAAAATGCACTTGACGAGAGTTGGTTACACGCACTTGATGTAGATACTTCAGAAGAAAAACTGCTTAAACTTAACATGTCAATGATTGATGATGTTGCAAAGACTATTTCAACATTTATGACCGATTATAAAGCAATGGCAGAAGAAGAACGTCCTAAAGTATTGTTTGTTATTGATAGTTTAGGTATGTTACTTACACCAACAGATGTTGATCAGTTTAACAAAGGTGATATGAAAGGCGATATGGGTCGTAAACCTAAAGCACTAACGTCACTTGTTCGTAACACAGTTAACATGATTGGTTCACATAATGTAGGACTTGTATGTACTAACCACACATATGCATCTCAAGATATGTTTGATCCAGATGATAAAATTTCAGGTGGTCAAGGCTTTATCTATGCATCTTCAATTGTTGTAGCAATGAAAAAACTAAAACTAAAAGAAGATGAAGATGGTAACAAGATCAGCGAAGTACGTGGTATTCGTGCAGGTTGTAAAGTAATGAAAACACGTTACGCAAAACCTTTTGAAGGCGTACAGGTAAAGATTCCATACGAAACAGGTATGAATCCTTACAGTGGACTTGTTGAACTTTTTGAAAAGCAAGGTTTAATTGCTAAAGATGGAAATAGGTTAAAGTACATTGATAGTAAAGGCAATGAACATAAAGAATACAGAAAAAACTGGACTGGTGAACTACTTGATATGGTGATGAAAGATTACGCCGAAAAAGATGACTCTGTGGTAAATACCCTCGAAAGCGAAAGCGTCGAGGAGGTATAATTTATGGACGAACAACAAATTGCTGATATTTGGTCTGTTTTTAAAGATAACATAGATAAGAAACAAATTGAAATTTGTGCTGAAAGATTTGTAGAAGTATGTGCTGATTTTGGTGCAGACGACGAAGCATTTAAAGGCGCACTAGGAAGTTGTAATTACTTAGATAATGCTATCTATTATTATTTGGATATTGACGAAGATCAGTTTGATGATGAATATGAATGGGATGAATAATTAATGGGTTGGTATAGTGAAGTATCACGTGATGTTGGGAAGATACCAGAAGCAATTAAACATTATGAGTCTGAACTAATTGACGCAAGAAAAGAAGTTAAACTTGCAGGTAATGTAGAAAAAGCATCAGCGGCTATGCCGGGCATTGTTGAACACCGTTTTAATCAACTTCAAGAAATCGAAGCAATATTAAACTATATGAATATAGAGCTACGTAGATTGCGTAGCTCGTATTTCAAAAAATATTTAGAAAATTATCAACGTGCATTGTCAAGTCGAGACGTTGAAAAATATGTTGACGGTGAGGCAGATGTAGTTGATTACGAAAAAATTATTAATGAATTCGCACTTCTTCGTAACAAATGGTTAGGAGTCTTAAAGGCACTTGATCAGAAGCAATGGCAGATAACTAATATAGTAAAGCTGAGAGTAGCAGGAATGGAAGATGCTACTTTATAGAAAGAGGTGTTATGAAAATAGGTATTGTTACAACATTCAGTGACAAAGGTTATCAAGAATACGGACATTGGTTTGTAGAGAGTGCAAAAAGATATATAGATAAAGACATTTCTGTATTTTTCTATACTGATAATACAAAACTTGATTTGCCTACTCATATGTCAAATCAGAAGTTAGAAGAATCTATTCCTGACCTTACAGCATTTAAAGAAAAAAATAAAAACAAAAAACCTTCAAACTTCATGTTTGATGCTGTT